AAGCGGATTCCAGATTCAATGTAAAGAATCGATTGGTGGCATTAAAGCTATCTATCTTGGTTCTTATGCTACATTCTCAAACACTGCTACTATCAATGGTACAAGCAATTTAGTTACTGCTTTAGCAGCAGGAGACGTTTACGAATTCGCTTTACCTAAGCACACAGGATCATTTACTGAAGAGGCTGCTATCAGCATCGAAAATGGTACTGTTTACTACACTCAAACTATCGTTGCTTCTTTCCACGGAATGAGCGCTGCACGTTCATTAGAACTACAAAATATTGCTAAAGGCCGTAACGTATTATTCGTTCAGGACAATAACAATAACATTTGGATGTGTGGCTATAAAGATGGTGTTGAGGTTACTGCATTCACTACTCAAAGTGGCACAGCCAAGGGTGACATGTCAGGATATACAATTACCTTCACTGGCGAAGAGAAAGATAAAGCTTATTTGCTTGATGCAGATGGCAACGATAACGCTTGGGATAACTTCCCTACAGTAGACGTTATTGCAGGTACACTTTAAAATAAATTGTGCTATATTTAAGGCATGATTTATTTGGTAAAAAATACAGCAGCACAGCTCCTCTACCTTACACTAAAGGAAGGGGAGCTTTTGCTTGCTAATACATACACTCATTATCTGCTTGAACTAACCAACGAGCAGACACTTCAGAAGCTTTACGTTATCCCTACCAAGATAGCAGAGAATGATAGATATACTACCATTCAGATTGGCACGAATGCCAACACACCAACAGCTGCAAGCCTATTAATTAACTACCCAGCGAGATTTAGCTACATAGTTTATGGGCAAAATAGCAGCACTAATTTAGATCCTACCAATGCGGCAGTAGAAGGAGTAATTGAGAAAGGTTATTTAATCATTGAAGATATTACTACACCTCGCTATACTGAGCCGAATTTAACAATAGATAACGATATTACTTACAATGGATAATATAGCACAGACCTCAGCACCAATGTTAGTGAATCTTGGCGCAGCAATGCCACAAGAAGCTACTGAGAAAGAAACTCCTAAAGGATGGGTAACACTTGGCGAGGCTAACTTGTTTAGCAATTATCTCATTGATTTGTACTATGCCTCTCCTGTGCACTCTGCTCTAACTATGAGCATAGCTTTCATGATAGCAGGCAAAGAAATTAAGAGCAATAATCCTGCTGCTCAGCGTGAGATAGATAGACTTAAATTAAACACTATTCGCAGACCTATAGCCTTAGATGCAAAGATGCAGGGTGGTTACTACTTAGAGGTAATTTGGTCAGTAGATAGAAGTACCATTGCTAAGATTAATCACTTGCCTTACGAAAATTGCCGCTTAGCTGTGGCTAATGATGAGGATATTATACCGGGTATCTACTACTCAAAGGATTGGAGTGATACACGTAAGAAGAAAAACATTCCTGTATTCATTCCTATGTACAATCCAACAACAAAAGCAGATGAGCCTTCTCAAGTGCTATTTGTTGGAGTAATGACACCAGGCAGCGCTTATTATCCTAAGCCTGATTACTACAGTGCTATTAACTACATTGAAATCACTCGCGACATTAGCGAGTTTTACCGAGCATTCTTAAGCAATGGAATGGCACCGAGCTATTTCTTGCATATGAACAATGGTATTCCTGATCCCGAAGAGCAGATGGCTATCCGCAGAAATTGGGAGACAATGGTAGGCGCAAAGAAAGCAGGTAAGGTAGTATTCACATTTAATGAGTCAGCTGATAGAGCACCACGTTTAGACTTAGTGCCTATGAGTGATGCTGATAAGCAATGGCAGGAGCTTAGCGTGCAGTCACGTGAGAATATCTTAGCAGCTCACCGCGTAACATCTCCTCTATTATTTGGTATTAGAGATGCAGGTGGATTAGGCAGCAATGCTGATGAAATGAAGAGCGCTTACCGCATCTTTAATCGTAACATCATTGAGCCTTACCAACAAATTATAACAGATAGCCTTGAAGAGATATTTAAAGGTATGGGTATTGTGGCTGATTTATACATCGAATCTAATGATATTTTCGGTGAAGAAATCACTACTACAACTGTTGCACAAACTGCAACAACTCAACTAATCGCTCAAAAAAAAAAGACTAATTTAGAGATTCCCGAATCTTTTGAGCCTACTAACGAGATGGCCGCAGAGGCTGAGTTAGGTTTAAAGTGGCGCGAGGAATATGGCAGAGGTGGCACTGAAGTAGGAGTAGCGAGAGCTCGCGACATCAGCAATAAGCGTAACCTATCTTACGAGACTATCACACGCATGTACAGCTACTTTGAACGTCACGCTGTAGATAAGGAAGCTACAGGATGGAATCAGGGAGAGGAAGGCTTCCCAAGCGCAGGCAGAGTAGCATGGCAGTTATGGGGAGGTGATGCAGGGAGAGACTGGGCTACTGCTATTTACAACAGATATAAGACTGAACTATCTGCCGATCCACAAGAGAAACCAATCTTCACAGAAGATGATGAAAATTGGTGGTGTGAATTCTTATCTGATAAAGGTGAGATAGTAGATGAGGATGAGTGGGAACTTATCGAAGCTGAGCCTGTTAATCTTGCTTCAGTTAGAAGCTATGCAGATCCTGATAAGCCATCTGAAATGGATAGCGGACTTTATAAGATTCGTTATTCTTATTCAAAGAATCTAAGTGGTAATAGCCGCAAGTTCTGCCGTCAAATGGTAAGCGCTGCTAAGGCAGGCTATGTTTACCGCTATGAAGATTTAACTAAAATGGAAACGGATAGCAATAGTCTGAATCCTAATATGGGCCATAATGGTGCTACCTATTCAGTATGGCTTTATCATGGTGGAGTAAATTGTAAACACTATTGGGAACGCAGAGTCTATTTCCGCAAGAGAGAGAAAGGTAGATTCGTTGCAGATAATGGCTTAGAGTCATCTGATCCAATCTCAGTAGCTAAAGCAATTAGAGCAGGAATGCCTTTAAAAGATATTGCTAAAGGATTCGGCCAAGCCAACACTGCTACTTATGACCAATCATCTTTACATGGTAAATACCCAGGAACAAATTAAAACTAACACACAATGGCAATAGCACCCGAAATATTATTCATTAACGAGGAATTCTTAAAAAAGTACACTCAGCTTAATGAGGCTGTAGATACTAATCTTATTCGCCCTGCGATGTATCTCGCTCAAGATAAGTACATGACTTTGTACCTTGGAACTGACCTTACCAATAAGATTAAAACAGAAATAGAGAATGGCACTTTGAGTGGAGTCTATGAGACTTTATTAAACGAATACATTGTTAAGCCTACAGCTTGGTGGACCATGGTAGAGCTTTATCCTTTCCTAATGTACAAGCACGATAATGGTAACTTAGTTACTCGCCAATCTGAAAACACTACAGCCATTTCTAAGGGTGAGATGGATAGCTTAGTGGAGAAAGCGCGTGAAAATGCTCAGTGGTACACTCAGAGATTAGTAGATTACTTGTGTGATAATAGCACTTCTTATCCTGAATACACATCCAATAACTTCCCTGATATCCATCCATTGCGCAAAGTAAACAGGCAAAGCACTGTAGCTTTTAGTGAGGGTAGAAATTACGATAGCGCTTGGAGCAGATTCAACGTAAGAGATTTCACTAATTAATAAAGGATGACAAAGGAAGAGAAAACACGTAAAGACTATGAGCGCAAGCTTAAAGTTTATTTATCTAAACGCGATAAAGAATTAAGAAAGAATGAAAGCACCAACAATCGAAGAGCTTAAGGCTCAATTTACCGAGCTTGGCTATAAATGGCCTACTATTCACGTGGTAGGAATACGTTCTAAAGCTAATGAGCCTAATAAGTTTGATGATCTAATAGGCTTAGTACAGGGTAATGAGGTGAATTGGTACACTGGCACAACTAACCCAGGTACTTTTTGGCTGAATAATCCTATCAATAACGTAGGCACGGCAGTTTTAAAGGCAGGGCAATACGTAGACACTTATGTTATAGGTTTACATCAAGGCAAGTATACAGCTTTAAAGCAAGCAAAGAAGGTAACTGTGTTTAGAGATGCTGATAAAGATAGCATTGCAGAAGAGCAAGGCAAAGAGGAAACAGGCCTATTTGGTATTAACATACATCGTGCTAATGAATCTGCTGAGTCTACTAACGTAGATAAGTGGAGCGCAGGATGCCAGGTGCTTAACAATCCGAAGCAATTTAAGGAGTTAATTCAAGCATGTATTAAGTCGAATAAAAAAGCGTTTACTTACACTTTATTACATGAGCAGTAACCAACAACAGATAGCGGAAGGAGTAACCGGTACAATCAGCAGTATTCTTTTATCTGTGCCTGCATGGATGTTAGATGTAGAATTTGCTTTAAAGATATTTTGTCTACTACTATCAGCAGCCGCATCTATATTTACCATCTATAAGATGAATAAGAAAAGAAAATGAAATGGCTAAGAAGTGTATTCAGTAATGAATCAGATGCAAGTAGTAAAAGAGTCTCTTCAATATTGGCTCTACTCGTCTGCATTAATCTTTCATACATTGGTACATTTACTGATTACAAATGCCCTGAATTTATGTTCGATGGCTTGCTTATTTTAGCAGGAGGTGGCTTGGGATTAACTGTTATAGAATCTATCTTTACTAAAAAGAAACAAGATGAATCAACAAGCCAAGAATCAAATTAAAGCCGCAGTAATTATAGTAGTAGCTATTAGCATTTGTGCTACTATGCAAATAATGTATATTGCTTTAAAGGATAGTAAGAAGGCTATTGAAGGTTATGAGCGCAGAGCTGATAGAGCTACTCATGTTATTGATAGCTTAGAGGCTACTAACGTACAGCGTATGCTTCAGATTGAGCAATTAAATCAGCAGTTAGAAAGAAACAAAGAAATTTATGAAGCAAACATTAGCGCTATTGATTCTCTTGATAGGAATGGGCTTAAGCGAGCCATGCACAATCTACTCACAGAGCTTACCG